TCAGCAACTAGTGTCAAGTGGCCCACTGGTAGTGGTGCCAAGGGCAATGACGGAGTTAGTGCCAGCATCAAACAAGCTCCTGGTAGCATTGGATATGTGGAATTTGCATATGCCAAAATGGGAAATCTTGTTACCACACAGATGCAAAACAAAGACGGCAATTTTGTCCCCGCATCTGCGGAGAACTTCAGACAGGCGGCCCGTAATGCCAATTGGAATGTTCCAGGTATGGCTCCAGATCTCATCAACCAGCCAGGTAATACAAGTTGGCCAATTGTGAGTCCCACATTTGTGCTTGTGCCCTTGGATCCCAAAAATCCCATCAAGTCACAGACTGTGTTGAGATTTTTTGACTGGGCAATGACACATGGTGATGCGGCTGCCCAAGAGCTGGACTATGTGCCCCTCCCACAGGAAGTCAAAGATTTGGTTAGACACACCTGGAAAGCCCGGGGTTTGGCCAACTAGCAATAGTTGGCCAGCTAAACCTATTTGGAAAATGATTTATATTGTAGATGAATAAACCATGCTGGCCCTTTGCGGATGAAAATCGATTGCATGCTATCCTCAGTGACATGGACATCTAGATGATCTCATACTAGAGCACAGAGCAATGGCACACATGCAGGAGTTGTGCCATTGCTCATGCGCAGTGGCACATAGTGGTGATACCAGGCATGACTGCCTACACTCACATGCTCACCAATCAGGAAATTGTGCAGATGCACACCTGGCTGTGCTAAACCCTGTGTGATTTTTGGTTTATCAAACCCAGGATATTTGGCTACACAAAGAACTGGCCTGGCATGCAGATTCTGCTCACCAGTCATCAGGATCTTGCTGCTGTGAAACTGGTTTACGGTGAATTCATCCGCCATGTGAGCACATGGGACAGTGAGCAGATGCTGGATTACTGGCAGTTTATCATGCTGAGAAATTTTTCACAAAACGCTTGACACACACCCTAGATGTGCTACTATGGGCTCATGAACAAGCCCACCCGCAAGAAGCGCAGCGACCGCAATCATGTGCTCTACAAGGCCACCGCACCCAACGGTGACTGCTATGTGGGGCTCACGGTTTGTGATCTCAGCCCCACCAAAAGTGTGCGTCGTCGCTGGATGAAGCACGTAAATCGTGCCTTGAACGACGGCAAGGATTGGGCACTGTGTGAGGCTATTCGCACCCTGGGTGCTGAGGGCTGGAAGCTGCAAGTGCTTGAGAAAGTTAGGGGAAAGGCTGCTGCCCATGCTAGGGAAGTTGAGCTGATAGCTCTGCTCAAGCCCTGCCTCAACACTGCCAAAACAGGCAAAAATAAGGGTTGACACGCCCCTGAGTTTATGCTAAATTGGGCTCTTACATGGAGATCACACAATGATTTACAAAACCTTGCTGCTGAATTTTCACCAGATCAAGTATGAGGGCACCAGCCTCAAACAAGCCAAGGCTGAGGCTATCAGGGCTGGGTTTGAGAGCGTGATCTATCAGGATGAGCAGCCCATTCTCAGCTACAGCCCTGTGGGCGGTTGGCGTGGGTTATCAATGTCATCAATGGGTTAGCGTTCCAACAAAATCAACAGGTTAGCTTCAAGAGCCCCATTCTCGTGGGGTTCGTGAAGATCCCTAGTGCTAGGATACTCTTGCCCAGCTGAGATTTTTTTGGATCCTGTCTGATTTTGGTTGACCAGAAGTCTGAACGTGCTATTATGGCATCACTGACAGAGAGTGGTGAACATGGCCAAGATCAACAAATGCGATAAAGCCCGGATGGTGCTGTCGTGGATGGACAGCATGGACGAGCAGGGCCAGTTCACCAAGACCTGGGAGCAGGTGGTTGCTGAAGCCAAGGCTGCGCCCAAGAAGAAAAAATAAGATTCCCAGATTTTTTTGGTTGACAGATACCCTGGCCCCTGCTATAGTGGCCACATAGAAGCAAGGAGCACTAGACCATGGCCAAGGTTACTGGCGTTGATCGTAAGCTGACTGAGATCCTCAACGGGGCCAGCAAGCCCAATTTTGCTCTGCTCAACTGCAACAGCGACAACTTCCAGAGCGATTATGGTCGTGCCCTGGACTGGATCCACCACAGTGTGGAAGATGATGAACTGGTGCGTGAGCTGATCACCTACCTGCAGTTCAGCAACCGCGCTGATGATGTGGCGCTGGTGAAGATGCTGGATGGCGTGCAGACCAAGCTTCTGGGCAGCATCGCCTACTGCATCAACCGTGGTGCTGAACTGGCGCCCAAGAGCCTGCTGCGCATCACCAACACCCTGCAGGAAGCTCGCAACAAGGTTGTGGATGCTCCGGTTGCTGAGGGCTTTGAAGATCTGCCCGAAACTGCCAACAGCCGCAACATGGAGGCCTACAAGAGCTGCTACAGCCGCCTGGACAACCTGCGTGCCCTGGTGTGCAACGGCAAGCTGGCGCTCAAGGATGTGCATGACGAAGCCATGAAGATCCTGGAAGCGCATGGCGGCCTCAAGGCCAACATCCGCCGCAAGCTGGTGGACCACTACACGCAGAGCGTGGAAGAGGCGCAGGAAGACAAGGTGATCAAGACCTGGGTCAAGCCTCTGCAAGCGATCCTCAAGGCTGTGGGTGGTGTGGTCAAGGCTGACAAGGCCAAGAAGACTGCCAAGGCTGTGCCTGCTGTCAAGGCTGACAAGCCTGTGAAGGCCCCCAAGGTTGCCAAGCCTGTCAAGGGCAAGACTGTGAAGGCCACCAAGGTTGCCAAGAACACCAAGCCCGCCAAGGGCAAGGCCACCAAGACTGTCACCATCAAGCCCAAGCGCGATGCTGGTGTGCCCAGCGTGGCCAGCCAGGTGCGTGACCTGATCCGTGTGAACAAGAACAGCACGGACGAGCTGGGCATGGTGGAGATCGTGGTGCGTGAGCTGGGGCTCACCTCGCAGCGGGGCAAGAGCGTGGTGAAGGCATTCTGGGGCAATGTGAAGGCGTAAGCCTTCACCACTCCCTGCACACTCCGTACAACACAAGCTCAAAATCTGGAATCTCTCTCAAGTGCTCTCCGCCTCAAACAACTCGATTACCGTAAAGAGGGCCGCCATGACGACTCAGACCACACAAGCGGCCAGCATCTAAGAGGTTGATACATGACACTCCTCACCACCAACAATACGAAGCTCCTCAAGGGTAACGGACGGGGCTACATGAGCTTCGTGCTGCACCTCTCCCCGGCTGACAGCTCGGGCACCGAGGTGTGCCCCAAGCGCTCGCCGGGCTGCACCGCCGCATGCCTGAACACCGCCGGCCGCGGCATGATGCACAGGGTGCAGGCGGGCCGGCTGCGCAAGACGCGGCTGTACCTCGAGGACCGCGAGGGCTTCATGGACCAGCTGGTCTGGGACATCAAGGCCAGCATCCGCCGGGCGGAACGGAACGATGCCATCCCCTGCTTCCGCCTCAACGGAACGAGCGATGTGCCATGGGAGCGGGTTCGCATCGGAGGCAAGAATGTGTTTCAGCTCTTCCCCGACGTCCAGTTCTACGACTATTCGAAGCTCCATAACCGCAAGGTAGGCCAATACAAGAACTACCACCTCACGTTCAGCCGGAGCGAGAACAATGACAAGGACGTGGCTAAGGCCATCGCTGCCGGAATGAACGTGGCGGTAGTCTTTCGAGAACTCCCGGAGACCTACATGGGCCTTCCGGTCATCTCCGGAGACGAGGACGACCTGCGCTTCCTGGATCCGCCCAACCACATCGTGGGCCTCAAGACCAAGGGGCGGGCACGCAAGGACGCGTCGGGCTTCGTGGTGTGATCTTCGGTTGACGCTGTTCGCATCCATGCTATAATGGCCCTGCAAGCAAGGAGCTGACGCGGCTCCTCGAGGACGAGAATCTAGAGGGCTGGGACTTCTACTACCACTCCAGCTGGTAAGGAAAGGAGACAGGCATGGAAGACACGGAAAACAATATGGAGACCAATGTGATGGACTTCGCCGAATGGAACGAGCGGCTGCGCAAGCAGCGTGCCCTCGAGGAGGCCCAAAAGGTCGCCTTGGACGAGGAGCGGAGGATGAACCTGCTGTTGCGGGAGTTCCGCTGCTGATCCGGTGTTGACAGGGCAGGGGCGGCATGCTATGTTGCCCCTGCAAGCACGGAGAAGCAAATGGATCGCAAGGCGCTGCTGCTGAAGCTGGTGGACCAACTCGGTGAGGCCCTGTACCTCATGGAGACCACCGAGGCCAAGCCCGACGATGGCGACGAGGTCTGGTTCGCCATCAACGAGGCCCACAGCGTGGCCGAGACCAAGCTCAACGAGATCCTCTTCGCGGAGATGAACAAGTGATCGAGATCAGGGTTCCCGAGGGCGAGAACGCCAGCATCGCCATCGCTGGCTACACCTTCCTCATCAGCAAGCAGGATGGGCAGGTCATCGTCGATCGATGGATCGACGGGCAGCACCACGGGATCGAGCTTGATCCCGTGGTGCATGCCAAGCCCTGGCCGCGCTTTGACGACGTACCGCTCAACCGCAACCTCACCGAGCTGCGGCCCTGGCGCTGATGGCGGATGGCTGGGCGGTCGCGCCCGGCAGGGCCGGCGTCAATGTCGCATCAACCTGGGTCTGACACCTGATGGCAATGATGGCAATATCGTGAACACAGATGCACTGGCCTATGACTATACCTTCATAAAAAATTCACAAGGAGGCTACAAACTCTCTGGTGGTAGTTTTGAGGACCTGGTCAACGTGTAAATACCTGGAAACTATCCAGGTATGAACATGAGCGGAATATTAACTCCCAAACAAGAAATCATAAACGATGTTGGCCGTCTTTTGGGCAATTCAATGATTGATGTGGAATTGGAACCAGGTGATTTTGACCTGGCTGTGAAAATTTCATTGGAACGTTATCGTCAACGCAGCTCAAATGCAGTGGAAGAAGCCTACGCTTTCTTACAACTGATGCCCAATCAAACTGAATACTATCTGCCTCAGGAGATCGTAGATGTACGTCAGATTTTCCGCAGAGGCTTGGGTGGCACAACTGGTGGCACATACATTGACCCCTTCAGCCTAGCCTACACCAACTTGTATCTACTGCAAGCTGGTGCTGGTGGTGGTTACACAGCCGGACTCTTGACCTTTGAACTGTTCTACCAATATCAGGAACAAGCTGGTCGTATGTTTGGTAGAGACATCAACTACAACTGGAACGTGGTGAGCAAAAAACTCACCATCATGAGAATGATCCTGGGTGAAGAAACAGTGTTGGTGTGGGTCACCAAGGTGAAACCCGACGACATGATCCTGGAAGATCCTTTTGCCAAACCCTGGATCCGCAGCTACACCCTGGCTGTGTGCAAGCAGATTCTGGGAGAAAGCTACAGTAAATTTGGACAAATAATTGGACCGCAAGGTGGCACCACCATGAAAGGCCCCGAATTAAAATCTGAAGCATTAGCTGAAATAGAAAAGTTGGAAACAGAACTGTTGCAGTATGTGGACAACGGCACACCCAACAGCTTTGTGATCCTGGGCTGAGTTTTCCCAAAAATTTGTTTACATTTTGCTCATGTGCCAGCTAGACTGTGTCATGAGCAAAAGACATATCATAGCCATTGCGGGATTCAAGGGCAGTGGCAAAGACACAATTGGTGAGATCCTCAAAAAGAAATATGGATTTGCCAGCACCAGCTTTGCCAAAAGTCTCAAAAATGCTCTGTGTGCCATGTTTGGTTGGCAACCCTATATGATGGAAGGTATCTCTCCAGAAAGCAGACAATGGAGAGAACTGCCTGATCCTTACTGGAGCACACAGTTCAGCAGGAACATCACTCCCAGAAACATGATGCAAGAGTTTGGCACAGAGGTAGTCCGGGGCAATTTGCTGGATACATTCTGGATCAGTGCTACAAAAAAAGACCTGGTGAACATCAGCGATCTCAAGAGTGTGGCTATCACAGATGCCAGGTTCCGGAATGAATTGGACATGATCAGAAGTTTGAATGGCATTACAATAAGGGTTGTGAGAAACACTGAGCCTGCATGGGTTGCTCAAGCAGAGAGAGTGAACAAGCACTCTGGCTGGATCAAAAAAGCTTTGTTGTGGATATATCCTCAGGTTAGGAAAATTCACCCCAGCGAACGAGACTGGATTGGTTATGATTTCGATTACATTGTCTACAACAATGGCACACTTGGCGATCTGGAAAAACAGATTGATCACATCATGGATATTTTGAATAAACAATCCAGATAACCTGTTAAACTCATATATTTTGACCCTGCTGGATAAATATCTCCAGCAACGACATACTACTATGAGGTCAAAATGGCAAATCTTGTGAGCCCTGGGGTTCAAGTTCAAATTATCGATGAAAGTTTTTATGCTAGCAGTGGTCCTGGCACCATTCCATTTATTATGGTGGCCACACAACAAGACAAGCCACAACCTGGAAATCCAATCAGCATAGCACCTGGCACAGTCAAAGCAAATGCAGACAAGCTGTATTTGATGACCAGCCAGAGAGAGCTGTTGCAAACTTTTGGCAACCCCAAGTTTTATACTCAAGGCGGTACACCACAAAATGGCAACGAACTAAACGAATATGGCCTCTACACTGCATATCAGTATTTGGGTATTGCCAATCGCGCCTGGGTAATGCGTGCTGATATGGATCTGGGAGCTCTGGTGCCCACAGCCATTGAACCTTCAGGCATGCCCAGCAATGGCAGCCACTGGTTGGACATGAGCAACACCAGCTGGGGCATGTTCCGCAGCAACGGTAACACCAACAGCAGCTTGGCCTGGGGAGCAGTTGCGCCCATCAAGATTGACAATGCCAGCCAGCTACAACTGCAAGTGATTGGCAAAAAAACAACACCTGTATTTGACAGCACTATCTCATCTGTTATCACTGCCTCTGGAAACCTAGTAGTATGTGGTCTAACTGTTCCTTTGACTGCTGGCATGACCCTGAGTCAGGTAGTAACCGCCATCAACAGTGCTGTGGATACTTCCACAGATTTGACCAAGAAGACCATCAGGGCAGAAGTTTATGACAGAGTAAGTGCGTATACCAATACTTCTCCCGATCCTGATATACGTGCTGCAGATACCATGTACAATTTGCGCATTACAGTAAGTGACATTTATCAAACAGGTGCCATCAATTTCACAAACAGCACAGCAGGAATTTTGACTGATCTAGGCCTTACAGCATTGCCACAGGTACAAATTGTTCCAGTTGACACCCTAGGCAGCAATGGAACACTGGCCGTAAATGGCGTTGCTTATATTTCTGGCACAAGCACACTCATAACTGGTGTGCAAATGTGCGAAAAAATTGCAGAACTCACAGAGAATGGCACCAAAGTTCGCTGGCACATCATAGGCACAACTGATGTAGAATGTCCAGGATTTGGATGGAAAGAGGCCACACCCACTGTTGTTGTGGGCACCACAGTCAATCCCACTGTATTCCCTGCTAGTGCATCTAGAATTACAATTGATTCAACAGTTGTGAATATCAAGAATATCGATGATGAGTCGAACCCCAGTTATACAACGCTGACTTCATATGTTAATTACATTAACGTGGCATTTGCTGCTACCGCTGGTGTAAACGCAGTTGCTAGTGTGGAAACCAACGGACCCAACAATTACTTCAAGATCACCAACTATGATGGCACTGATATCAAGTGCCAGGATATTGCTAGCGTAGGAGGAATAGGGCAAATGGCTCTCCTGGGGATTACCACAGGACAAACGTACTACAAAGATGTCACCAGCACCAGTGT